GTGGAAGAAAAGCCCCGAAACGTTGCATACGGGAGCGGGGAGGAATTCGACGCCGCATGGAAGCGGCTGGCCGGAGGTGAATGACGATGGCTGGATCCAGTATCGCAAAGGCATATGTGCAAATTATCCCGTCTGCTGAGGGCATTAAGGGCAAGCTGAGCAGCATCTTAGGTAGCGAGGCAACCAGTGCGGGGAAAAGCGCCGGTCAGAGCTCTGGTAATGCGCTGGTGAAAGGGCTGAAGACCGCAATGGGGTCAGCGTCCAAGGTTGTGGGCACGGCGTTCAAGGCCGCTGCCACAGCCGGAGTTGCCGGGCTTGGCGCTGCTTCGGCGGGGATCGCTGCATTTTCGAAAAAAGCGCTGGACGCCTATGCGGATTATGAGCAGCTGGTGGGCGGCGTTGAGACGCTATTCGGCGATGCCGCTGGTACTGTCATGCAGTATGCAGATCAAGCGTTCCAGAGCGCCGGATTGTCCGCAAACGACTACATGGAGACTGTTACGAGTTTTTCTGCATCGCTGCTCCAGAGCCTGAACAACGACACCGGAAAGGCTGCCGAATATGCCAACCAGGCACTTGTGGATATGTCCGACAATGCCAACAAAATGGGCACCAATATGCAGGATATCCAAAATGCCTATCAAGGTTTTGCCAAACAAAACTATACCATGTTGGATAACTTGAAGCTAGGTTACGGCGGCACCAAGGAGGAGATGGAACGGCTGATCAAGGACGCCAATAAGCTCAAAAAAGCGAACGGCGAGACTGCGAACCTCTCCATTAAGTCCTTTGCAGACATCGTGGAAGCCATCCATCTGGTACAGACGGAGATGGGCATCACCGGCACCACTGCCAAGGAGGCCAGTACCACCATTCAGGGCTCTGTGGGCGCAATGAAAGCGGCCTGGACAAATCTGATGGTTGGCGTGGCGGATGACACTCAGGACTTTGATCAGTTGATGGATAACTTCGTATCGTCCGCCGCAACTGCCGCCTACAACATTCTGCCGCGGTTGGAAACGATCCTGGAAGGTACGGGGCAGCTGGTCACCCGAATGGCGCCCATCATCACAGCGGCTATGCCCGTACTGGTACAGGCGGTACTCCCAGCCATGATTGAGGCTGGTGTGTCTCTGATCTCGGCGTTCGCCGGGGCGATTATCAGCAGCGGCCCGGCACTGATTCAGACCGCCATGGATGCCATCCAGACGGTGCTCACCAATGGGCTGGGCCTGTCTGAGACCACAACGAACGGCATTATGGGCGTGCTCCAGTCGCTGCTGGACGGCTGCCAGACGATATTTACGGGTATCGGTGATGCCTTCGGCACGGTGCACGATACCGTCAATGCAATCATGGCAGATGCCGGTATTACCTGGACAGATGTATGGAACGGGATCGCAGCCGGGATTTCCGCTGCCGCTGCCATTATCAGCGGCGTGATTACCGGGATCGCTGACGCCATTGCATGGGTCGTGGAGGAAACCACAACAGACGGCACGATTCTAAATTCTGTTTGGAACGTAATTCCCAACGCAGTCAGCGCGGCATGGAGTGTTATCCAAACCGCGATCTCCGCGATCGGCAACACCGTGAGCTGGCTGGCAACTCAGTTTACCACGGAGGGCACCACGATCAACTTTGCCTGGAGTGCATTAAAAACGGCAATCTCAAACATTGGAGCTGGGATTAGCGCAGTAATTGACGGAATTGTTGCTGTGTTTGATTTTTTTGTCAGCGACAGCGAAGAGGGCAGTGGCCTATTCTCCAACGCCTGGCAGCTGGCGGCGGATCTGTTTGGATCCGTGGTGCTGGCGATCAGCGAAGCGATCAACGGGATTGCTGATGTGATTGGCTGGCTGGTGGACAAAGCCACCACAGGCGGCACACTGCTTAACGCAGTGTGGGAAAATGTAAAGACGGTATTTTCTAACAACTTTAAGGCAATCTCCGACACCTTCGGCGCCTTTGTGGCCCTGTTTCAGGGGGATTTTGACGGATTTGCCCAAGGGTTGCTTGACTCTGCCACAACGTCTCTTGACAGCGTATCTGCGATTTTTCAGAATTCCTTCGGCGCACTTTGGGGCAAGGTGGGACCGTACGTAACGACACTGCGAGACAATGTGGCTGCAAGCTGGGAGGCGATGAAGGCCAGCGCATCCTCCAAATGGAGTGAAATGTCCAGCAGCATCGCAAGCACTGCCGCAACCATCAAGGCAGGTGTTGTGGATAAATTTACTGCCATCAAAACCAACATCTCCACTTCGCTGACTGCCGCAAAAACCACGGTGGTCAGTATTTTTAGCAGCATCAAGACCACGATCTCCGATAAAATTCAGGCTGCGAAAAACGCGGTACACAACGCCATTGAGGCGATCAAGGCGAAATTTAATTTTACTTGGAGCCTGCCAAGTCTAAAATTGCCGCATATCAGCATCTCTGGCAAATTCTCAATTTCGCCCCCCAGCGTCCCGAAATTTGGGATTAGCTGGTACGCAAAGGCCATGACCACGCCCATACTGTTGCGGAGCCCTACCATCTTCGGCGCAGCCGGTGGAAATCTTCTGGGCGGCGGCGAGGCCGGTGATGAGGTTGTCAGCGGCGCCAAAACCCTGATGGGTATGATCCGCGGGGCCGTCGGCGGCGAGTTGTCCGGCAGCACCTCGGCGCTGGAAGCCAAGCTGGATCGGCTGATTGCTCTGCTGGCACGGATGACCGGCGTCACCATCAACGTCAACGGCAGCGACTACCGCAGTAAGATGGAGCTGGCCGAAGCCATCATGGAGCTGCTGGAGCGAGATTACGAGAGACAGGAGGCGGCATTATGACCGCAAAAAATACGCAGTATTTTACTTATGATGGGGTAGACAGCCGCACCCATGGCATCTATATCAAAAGCGCGATTAAAATCGGGGGCGCTCAGCCCAATGTGGACAAGATCTCCGTTCCGGGTCGGAGCGGGGATCTTTTGCACTATGAGGGCAGCTTCACAAACGTCGGCTTCTCGGCGGAGTGCTTTGTGATTGGAGATAACGTCCAGGACAAGGTGGCGGGCATCTCCCAGTGGCTGCTGGGGACAAACGGATACCGGCAGCTGCGTTTTCCGTGGGAGGACGGATTCCGGACGGCGTATGTGACAAATGCCCCCGGTGTGGAGTGCCTGTCCGACAGCATCCGCGCCTTTGCCTTGGAGTTTGGCTGTATGCCTCAGGTGTACACCGATGCCGGACAGGAGACATTTGAAGTCACCAGCGGGACCGTGCTGCAAAACGCCTGGATGGAAGCTCGGCCCCTTATCCGGGTGTATGGCTCCGGGAACGGTTTTTTGGATGTCGGGGGTACGATTGTCAGCATTAAGGGGTTGACGCCAACACCGCCGCTGATCCTGGATTGCGAGACGCAAAACGCTTACAAGATCAGCGGCTTGGGCGGCGCAACCGTCAACTGGAACGCAAACATTCAGGCACTTGAATTCCCGACACTTCCCCACGGCGATACCACGATATTTTGGGCGGGAGATATCACCAAAGTGGAGATCACACCAAGGTGGTGGCATCTATGAAGCCAATACTTTACGCGGAGACGGAGACTTCGTACTCGGACAACGGCCTCGGGATCCTGACTGACGCCATTACGTGCGTCGTGACCCAGGAGCGGAACGGCTCTTACGAGTTGGAAATGGAGTACCCAGTACAGGGGATCCATTACAGCGATATCACACTCCAACGGATCATTCTGTCGAAGCCGGACGAGCTGAGCCGCAACCAGCCGTTTCGCATCTATGATATCTCCAAGCCAATGTCGGGCACTGTGACCGTCTACGCGCGTCACATTGCCTACGGTTTGATGGGGATACCCGTTAAGCCATTTACATCTACGTCCGCTGCTGAGGCCATGCAGAAGCTGACGGCCAATGCTGCGGTGACTTGTCCGTACACCTTTAGCACGGACAAGGAAACCGTTGCTACCATGACCGTGGATGTGCCTACTGCCATCTGGAGCCTACTGGGAGGTAGCGAGGGCGGGATCCTGGACGTGTATGGAGGCGAGTATGAGTTTAACCGTTTTTCTGTTACCCTCCACAAGGAGCGGGGGAAGGACCGGGGCGTTGTGATCCGGTACGGGAAAAACCTGACCGATCTCAAGCAGGAGCAGTCGTGCGCCAACGTCTACACCGGCGTATACCCCTATTGGCGAGGCACTGATGGCACGCTGGTACAGCTGACCGAAAAAGTGATCAACGCTGAGGGCACGTACCCGGTGACGCGCATTTTACCGCTTGACCTCAGTACGGAATGGGAGAATGCGCCGACTGAGGATCAGCTGCGCACAAGGGCTCAGGCCTACATGACATCAAACCAGATTGGCGTGCCCACGGTCAGCCTGACCGTGGAATTTGTCAAAATTGGACAGATTGAGCAGATTGCAATCTGCGATACGGTGACGGTATATTTTGAGCAGATCGGCGTGTCAGCCACGGCAAAGGTTACTAAGACTGCGTATGATGTGCTGCGTGAACAGTATGACAGCATCGACATTGGGTATGCAAAGCAGACGTACAACCAAATGATTGCCAGCTACCACCGGCGGGTTGACCGCACCGCCAGCAAGCGGGACGTGCAGAGGGCTTCGGCCAGTATCAGCGCATCGACCAAAACCGAGCTGAGCGGATATGCCACGCAGGCCTATGTGACCCAGCAGATTCAGGCGGCAGTGGTATCGACATGGGAGGCGAGCTATTAAATGAGCAAGCAGGAAAATTTTCTCTCCGCCATTGCGTTCGCCATTCGCGGCAGCAACGGTACCTCCGACCCGATCCAGGCCTCGCAGTTTGCAACGAAAATCCAGCAGCTCAGGCGCTATCGCTGGGCCGACGGAGCCTTAACCTATTGCGAGCCAAGGGCTTTGGAGGCCGTGGACGTGGCCAAAAGCTACTGGATCGCCCGGGCCTCGGGCCGGAAGTTCGTCTATTCCGGCGGCGCAACGTTCCTGGACGGCGCGCCGCTGAACAATGCGTCTGGGCAGGGGCTCATCGACTGCTCCACGTATATCCACCTGGTGATGCGCGGCATTCCGTACCAAAAAAGTCCCTATGTTAACACAAGCGCAAATGCTACTTACAATGCATCGAATTTAAGTACGAATACCACTTACACCTGGGCGGACGACCACATCCGATCCAGCCAGACCCTGGGCGGGATGGTGCGCTACGCCGCCGATCTGGCTGCCTATTATTGGGCCGCCGGACGGGCCTTTACGGACGCATCTTTGCGGAAACCTGGGGATTTAATTTTCCACTCCACCAAACAAAACAGCCGGTTCCTGTCGATTTCTCACGTGTCGATTGTATCAACCAACATTGACCAATATTTTAATGTAACCGACATTCCCAATACGGTGGTGCGTACCAATTACGCCAACCGCAACGCGGATATCGTCTTTTTCGCCCGTCCCGACTACGAAAAAATTCCACAGCAGACGTACACATTCGACCCGAATTACAACTATCTGGCCTATCCGTGGATCTTCGGAGACAGGAAAACCTACGCCTCCGGGGTTACGGCCACGGCCTCGGAGGACGGCGTAACCACCGCTTGTTCAGGGGCCACCGCCGCCACCGTCCTCCCGCTGGTGTCGTCCAATTATCCCCTTTATCTGCCTGCGGGCACCTATCATCTGTCCGGAACCCCGGCGTATCAAGATCGCCGTGCCCGGGTGGACTACTCCTATTGGGGCATCCGATTGTATCCCAGTGACGGACGGTCTATTACGTCGTTGGTGACCGGATACACCTCCACGAAGTACACCTCCGCCCCCACGACGGTCACCCAGACCCAGGATCATGTGTGGGAGAAGGGCTACGGCGCGACGTTTTCCATCTCGGAACCAATGTCTTTTTATTGCAATTTTTATATTTCAGCATCGCCGGCTGGATCGGCGTACAGCGGATCTGATCTGTGGGTCCCGAAGCTGCTGCGCACGGCGTGAAAGGAGTGAAAGCTATGGAAATCAAACTCTCGAACGGCAAGGACCATGTATACCAGTGGGATGCGGATATCACCATCAGCGTCCCGGCGGACGTGACGGAAGTACATTTTAGGTATTGGCCCACCAATAAGCCTGTGGCCGCCAAGGACGGCCAGGTAGAGATCCCGCCGGAACTAATGTGGACAACCGACACCATCCGGCTGTGGACGTACAAGCCCGATCACACGCTGGACGAGGCGAAGATTGAGGTACATGCCCGCCCGCGACCCGATGGATACGCCTATACCCCCACCGAAATCAAGACGTGGGGGCAGCTGGAAAAGCGCATCGAGACGCTGGAACAGGACGGAGTCAAGGGAAGCGTAACCTCTGTCAATGGCAAACAGGGAGACGTCGAGCTTAGTGCAACAGACGTGGGTGCTGCAACCGCCGACGATGTAGCCACCGCCGTGGACAGCGCCTGGGAGGAAGTCCAGGATGCGTTACAGCCCCTGTTCGATGGCAAGCAGCCCAAAGGGGATTACATTACCCGAGACGGGCTTCAGAGCGCCACCGACGCCGTCCTAGCCCAGGCCAAAGCGTCCGGCGAGTTTGATGGAACATCCGTTAACTGGCATGGGGCATACAGTTCTACGGCCCAGTATAGCCGCATGGATGCGGTCAGCTACGACGGAAGCAGCTACGTATACGCCGGTACAGTGCCAACAATCGGGGCCGTCCCCGGAATTGACGATGAGTGGCAGCTGCTTGCGCTCAAGGGCGATGTCGGTCCCAGCGGAGCGGGAATGGAGATTGCCGGTGCAACCGTCGGCCAGATCCCCGTCATCACCGCAGTAGATTCCAACGGCAAGCCTACCGCTTGGGGTTCTGCGGATATGCCCGGAGGCACCGATCTCAATGCCGTCAATGTTTTTGTCGCAGATTTCGCGCATGACGCCATAACCGTCACCTCTGGTGCTGTGGATAAATACTCCCGGGTGGTCGTCTCTTGATTCAGGGCGAGTTTGCGATCTGCAATATGGCGGATGATCTCCTGCTTCTAACACTGGACATGTGCGACAGGGAGTCTCCCAAGCCACGCCTTCCCAAGCGGCTACACCGAAGTCTCGCTGACAGAATCATACTAGCTGCTTGCGCAGTGCAGGAATCTGTTATCCTGGCAAACGAGACCGATCTAAGGACATCTAAAACTGCCCGAGTGGAGCATCAGCAAGAGGCCTTACGAAAGTTGGTTGTGTTGAAACACCAAGCGAGAAACCTGTATGAAAAGGGTTATATCAGCGAGAAACAGCGTGCCCGATGGCAAGAATTAATTGTCTCGCTGTACTGGAAAATCTATGCGTGGGCGCAAGCCGACGCAAAACGATAAGACACAGGGGCAGCCTAAAAGTGCGGTCAACTGGTGGCTGCGGTCTGCGGGCTCGTCCGAGCAGATGCGCTACGTCAACTCCAACGGCAATCTCAACAGCAACAACGCGTCCAACACCGGAAACTGCCCGCGCCCCGCTCTGACGGAAACTTAGATGACGAAGCCCGTGAAAAGGAAGCTGCCCCTTAAAAAGAGGTATATATGATACCGACCTATGCACAAATAGAAAACGCCTGGCGTGAGGTCAGGCGTGGGAAAACTGCGCTGGACAGGTACCAGCGATACGAATACTATCTCGATGATCACATCTACAAAATTCGGCAGCAGCTTGCATCCCCAGATTTTAAGCCGCTGCCTATGGGCTTGATTCGCATCGACGTCCCCAAACCGAGAATCGCGCAGGTGCCAACCGTGCGCGACAAGATCATCATGCACGCACTGTGCGACAACACGATTTACCCAGCTGTGGCTTCACGTCTCGGCGATGGTATCTCCGCGTGTTTGATCGGGCGGGGCACCGAATACGGTACTGCAAGACTTACAAAGCTGCTGCGCGATTACTGGCACGCAAGCCATGAAACTCCGTGGATTCTCAAAGGCGACATTCATTCTTATTTCGCTTCCGTCTCACGGGAGCGTCTGGTTCGGCTGGCCGAGGAGGTTATCACAGACCCGGATATTCTGCGGATCAGCAGGGCGTATATCCAATATAATGATTCGCCTGTCGGAATGCCTCTAGGGCTACAGCAGAGCCAATGCTATGGGAACCTGTATCTAGAGACGCTGGATCAGCTGATAACCGAGGACTACGGCTACCAACTATACGGACGCCATATGGATGATTTCTACGTGATTGCACCGACCCGAGAGGAGCTGGAGCACTTACTGGGAGTTATCGAAAAGCACCTTGCGGAGATCGGGCTGGAGCTGAACCCAAAGACGACGATCCAGCGCGGGCGCGTGGACTATCTTGGCTTTACGTACATTTTGACCGATGGCGGAATATCCCTTGTGAGGTTACAAAATGGCAAGAAAAAGGCAAAGAAACGTGAGCTGAAAATGGTCGTGCGTGAGCTGGCGAATGGGAATTTGACTCCGGAACAAGTACAGCTGAGGTATCAAGGCTGGAGACAACGAGTTCTGCGTGCCGGGTGCCGAAATGTAGCAATCGAGATGGATAGACATTTTACCCTGCTTTTGAAAAAAGCAGGGTATCGAACGAGAACAACAATGAAAGGAGTTGAAATAATTGGCAAGAGCGATTGAAACGATTGATCTCTCGGAGGAACTGTGGTACGAGGAAACCGTCAACGGCGTGACCACAACCGTAAAATATTGGCCAATCCGTAAGGATTCCGACGGCGTAGTGCTGCTTCGAGCTGAGACGTTGGCCGGACGGAGAATCAACCCCACGAATGTAGCTGCCTACATCGACAGTGAGATGGACGCGTGGCTCAATAATACTGACGGCGGGTATCTCTCTTATTTTGATGCACCAATGCAGGCTTGCATTATTCCTACACAGATCAAGGTTAAACCCTATGATGCTACCGATGTGGCCGAAATTGCACGGCAAGCATTTCTACTCAGCGAGAGCGAGGTTATCGCAGCTGGTGGTGCAGAGGGTGACAGCATTCTATCTGCGCTCAAGACTCACCGGGACAACACCACGAACGACAATACAGCCAGAATTGCCTATAATTCTGCTGGCAGTGCGGTCTACTGGTGGCTGCGGTCTGCGGGCTCGTCCGAGCGGATGCGCTTCGTCTACTTCAACGGCGGTCTCAGCAGCGACGGCGCGTCCGTCGCCGGTTACTGCCCGCGCCCCGCTTTTAAGGTGGCAAATGCCACAATGGTGTCCGACCTTGGGGAGGACACAATCTATATCCTACCTGACGTGACACATCTGTACCGAGAGTTGAAGTACGCCGTGATTTGCGGCGAGACTGATACCAGACTTAAGAGAGCCAAAGTCGAGGTTGAGATCACGAATGCTACGGAAAGTCAAATCTACTTATCAAACAACGCAGGCGACGACAACCCTGCATGGGTCGAGTGCCAGAACGGTGTTGCGGTGGATTTGCCGAATGAGACCAAGGAAACCGACAAATGGCAGCTGGGAGTTAAGATCTATGCCAAAAGTGGAGGTAGAGCCGTATGCGGCGAGCCCGCTGTAATTGTGGAGGTGGATGGCGAATGACGCTTATGGAATATGTGCGGAACCGCGCCCAGACGAATGCCGAAGCCGCCACTGAGGCAGCGGAACGTGCCCAGATGGCCGAGGCGCTCAATGTTTTGGGCGTGAAAACGGAGGAGGAAAACAGCGATGAGAGATGATCTTGTGGCTCAGGCCCAGGCGATCCGCGACGCCACTATGATTGCAGTTACCAGCGTGACCGGAGATAATGATCGGTTGCGGATCAGCGCACTTATCCCGGACTGGAGCGCCGGTGAACATGCCGTCGGAGATGTTTACTGCGCAAATGGACAGGTGTGGGAGTGTTATGCGGCGTATGATAATGCCGTATACCCGGATATTAAGCCCGGGAACTCCGCATGGTATACATTTAATAGGCCGCTGCACGGGACTACGCCGGAGACGGCACGACCGTGGGTACAGCCGACTGGAGCACACGACATGTACCACGCCGGAGAATACATGGTCTACACTGACGGCGCGCTATATTTGTCCAAAATGGACACGGTATACAGCCCCACCGAATATGCAGGGGCATGGGAAACAGTAAGGAGGGCATATTAATGATCACAATTATGACCAAAACGGACGGCGTCATTTTCGGCATTGTATTTTGCCTGATGGTGCTGGATTTTTTGAGCGGCACCATTGTTGCTGTTATGCAGCACGCGTGGAAGTCCAAGATCATGCGCGAGGGGCTGCTGCACAAGTGCAGCCTGCTTCTGTGCGTGGCACTAGGCGTCGTGCTCAACGTCGGACAGCATTACTTAGAACTGGGTATCTCCATCCCAGTGTACCAGTGTATCAGCGCTTATATCACGCTCATGGAGGCCGGAAGCGTGGTTGAAAATGTGTGCAAAGCAAATCCCCAGTTGGCCCCGAAGAAGCTGCGGGCAGTGCTGGGGTTGAGTACCACCGAAGACGATAAGGAGGACAAGTAACATGTATACACCCGAAATTATGGAGACAATCAAGGCCCTTGCCTATGGGTTGGACACCGCCGAGATCGCCGCGACCTGCGGCATGGACGTCTCTGAGGTAGAGCGCATCAAGGCCGAGTACGCCGCCGACATAGAGACCAGGCGGGCGGCGCTGAAGGAGGCCGGTTACTATGGCGAATAAGTGGCTCGGCATCGACGTCAGCGAGCACAACGGGGTACTGGACTGGGCCGCCATCAAAAAGGCCGGCATTAAATTCGCGATTATTCGGGACGGCTACGGCGTGTCCCACGTAGATAACCAGTTCAAGGCCAACATGGCCGGTGCGATCGCGCAGGGGATTATCATCGGCGTGTACCATTTTTCTTATGCGCTGGATGCAGCAGGTGCAAAAAAAGAGGCAGCGTTCTGTCTCAGCCTCTTAGAGCCCTACAAGAACAAGATCGTGTTGCCCGTGTATTTCGATATGGAGTACGATTCCGTCGATTATGCAGCCAAGTGTGGCGTGACGCTGGGCAAAGCTGCGTTCAACTCTCACACGGTGGCATTTTGTGAGGCGATCAAGGCGACAGGCTACGCCCCCGGTGTGTACTACAACAAAGACTACTACAACCGGATGGTGGATCTGGACAGCGTCGGAGGGTACAGCCAGTGGTACGCGCAGTATGCCTCCGCGCCCAGCGTTACCGCCTATGATCTCTGGCAGTACAGCAGCAGTTATACCATCCCGGGCTGCTCCGGCAAGTTTGACATCAATATTATGGCCAATTCCGGCGCAATCACCAACAGCCGAAAATATACGCTGGGTTGGCATTGCGACGCCAAAGGGCGGTGGTACGCCGACACCGAGGCAAGCTATTACCACGATCGCTGGGCCAAAATCGACGGCAAGTGGTACCGCTTCGATTCTGAGGGCTATATACTGGAGGATCAGTGGTACGTGGACAGCAAAGGCAAGTGTTATTACCTCGACCTCGGCGGCGCAATGCTGACCAATATGGTTGTAGGGCTCAACGACAGCGGCGAGATGCGCCCGATTGAGCAGTACTGCCACTTACTGCGGGAGGTGCCCAGCGGGTACCGGCAGGAGCTGGACAAACTGATCGCGGACGGGAAACTCAAGGGCAAATCCGGGGAAGGGGAGGATCTTGTGCTGGATCTACCGTTGAGTGCGATCCGGGTGTTGATCATTCTTAATCGAGCATAGATAAGACAAAGCCCCTCCGTGATGGAGGGGCTTTGTTAGGTTGCATACGTTGTCGTCTCCTATTCCCGGTTCCAAACGCTTGATTTCTACAACGTAATCTGATATTATGGTAGGTGCCCGGGGTAAGGCTCCCGGGGCACCTTATTGGTGGGTGAGCGGCGGTCTTAACGGGGCAGCCGCTCATTTCTTACTCGTTCATAATGCGCTTGACACTCTCTCGGAGTTCTTCAAGCGTGTCAAATTTGGTGTCGGATTTCGAGATTGCGATGCAAATAAAGGCTTTAATCCTGCCTTTTAAGCAGGGTGTCCGGGGTTCGATTCCCCGGCGGGTCACCAGAAACATTGATTAAAAAGCCCTGAAACTGCAACGGTTTCGGGGCTTTATTGTTTTCTAGGCCCCATGTCTTACAAGTCAAAATGTTCCGCTAAAATCCGGTTTATTCCGGTTCTTTGGTGTCAGAATTGGTGTCAGCTTTTTCGGCGTCCTCCCCGGCAATATACCGGTTCAGGCGGCTGGCTGTGGCACTCCGCTGGCTCTGCCGGATGTGAGTATATACGTCCCGGGTGACGGTGATGCTGCTATGGCCCAGCAGCTCTTGGGCGTCTTTGTCCGGTACTCCAGCCTCGTATAGGATCGTCGCAAAGCCGTGCCGCAGCTGATGGGCGGTGATCTCATAGCCGATGGCCTCGCAATATTTTGCCCAGCGTTTGCGATACTGGATCTTTGTAAGCAGGCCGCCGTCTTGGCGCGGAAACAAAAGCCCGGCGCCATCTTCCGGGAGTGCTGCGGCCAAAGCATCCAACAGGATCGCATCCCGGTAACCGGCAGCGGTTTTGGGCGTTTTCAGGTGCGGGTTGTTGCCGATAAACTCCACGGCCTTGGTCACATGGATGACGCCTGCGTCTCTGTCGATGTCCTCATAGGTCAATGCCAGCGCTTCCCCGCGCCGCAGTCCGGCGTAAAGGCACACCAGGGCAAACAAACCAAAGGGCACGTCTGCACCGTGCTTGACGGCTTGAATGGCCTCGTCGGTGGGCAACTCCCGCTTGTGCGATGGGAGGTTCCGCGGCATAGACACAGCGGCGCACGGATTTGCCGTGATGTGCCCCGCCACAATGGCGTGGTTAAAAACCATGTTGAGGATGTCCCGATGCATCTGCACGGACCGCTTGGAAAAGCCCTTTTTGCCCAGCACGGAGAGATAAGCTGCCACATCGGCAGCTGTGATATCGGATACCGGACGCGCCCCATACTGCTCTTTCAACCGCCGGGTGGGGGCCGCGTAGGCCTCGGCGGTCTTATAGCTGATTTCCTCAAGGTGCTGCCGCTCCCACTCGTCCACGGCGTCTGCAAACGTGTACACCACTTCCGGCTTTGGATCGTTGATCTTATGCCAGAGCTTTTCCGGATCTTTGTCGTACAGGCAGTGCCGGCCGGAAGAATCCGTCCAGCGATACATATACCGCCCGTCCTTCCGGAGCGTGTACAAACTGGCATAGTCGAGCCCTTTTTTCTTCGGCAAAATTATAACCTCCTTGCTTCGTTTGACTGCCAGAAGAAAATAGGCTATAATATATGTGCATTTAAGTCCTTTTCTTTTCTTCTGGGCGGGGCAGCGTGGGATCGCTGTCCCGTCCTTCTATCTTATCACGCCCGTGCCATGATCGCAATGGCACGGGCGCTTTTATTTTTCCACGCCAAAGATCAGCTCGTCGGCACTTACCTCCAGCAGGTCACACAGCGCCCGGACGGCCGGGAGTGTCGGGTACCGCACCCCGGCTTCCCAGCTTTTGACCAACGACGCAGAGCAATCATAGCCGGAGAGACACAGTGCTGCCGCCAGTGCCGCCGCCGATCGGTACCCGCTGCGTTTGCGCAGAGCGCGGATCTGCTCCGCAATTCTGATTTCCACTCACACACCCCTGCCGGTATTATAACCAAAATCCACCTTGGGTATTTATGCATATGAGGTCACTCTCAGTGTCCCGTTTTTGCTATAAAATGGGTTATAATGGTGACAAAAGGAGGCGGTGGGATGAACTATCATCATGATCCAGACCTGGCAGCGTGGATGGTACATATGGTCTACTGCCCGACAGGGCGAGCGGTAAAAGCGGAAGAAATTGCCCGCAGGATGGGCATCTCCGTCCCAGACGGGAGCGGGCCCCTGGAGGCAATCGGGCGGCGGGTTCTGGCAGACCCGGAGGATATCCCGGACTTTGCGGCAGAACTCAACAAGTTAATCGGCAGGTAAGATTAAGCCCGTGTCCAAATTGGACAAGCATAAAATACGTAAATATTACGTATAAAGTTATTGACAACGTATAAAATACGTAGTATAATATAAGGGTAAGGAGGAGATGAAATGCGATACAGTGAGCTTACGCAGAAGCTCAAGAAAGCGGGCTGCTACATAGTACGGGACGGAAGCCGGCATGATATATGGTACAGCCCGATCACCGGAAAGAAGTTCCCGGTTGGGCGGCACAAAACTCAGGAGGTGCCACCCGGTACATTGAAAAACATCCTACAGGACTCCGGTCTGAAATAAGACCGGGGTTCCCACCCCAAGAAAGGAAATGATAGATATGGCGAAGTATGCTTATCCTGCCGTCTTCAAGAAGGAGGGCGAATGGTATTCGATTTCCTTCCCCGATCTGGAAAGCTGCTATACCAGCGCGGCATCCATTCAGGAAGGACTTGAAATGGCAAACGATGTTTTGTGCTTAACCCTGTACGAAATGGAGCAGGAGGGGGAAACGATTCCGGAGCCCTCCGGTGTGAACGAAATTGCCCATGATAACGATGCGTTCGTTTCGCTGGTGTCCTGTGATACAGACTGGTACCGGCGATTCTACGAAAGCAAATCGGTAAAGAAAACACTGTCGATTCCGGCTTGGCTGAACGATCTGGCGGAAAAGAATGCACTGAACTTTTCTCAGGTGCTCCAGGATGCACTGAGAAACAAACTGGGAATCGGCTGAGGAATTACAGGTAAAGTAACGCCCCGTGTCCAAATTGGACGCGGGGCGTTGTTTGCAATGCAACTACACAACCGCAACAGCGTTCCAGAATACCGTCTCTGACACAATTTTGAGCTTTGATCCTGACTGCATAAGTTCAATGCCGCGCTCGAATTTACGACCATATCGTGGGAAAGACCAAGCGGGATCCGGAACATCAAGGACTATAAGATAATCTGTCTTACTTGACACGTGCTCTCTATACAGCGCACCGCACTGCTCCAAAATCGAAAGAAGCTCATCGTGGGATGCTCTCGAAGATTGCCCAGCAAGGCAAATACTATGTTTGGGAAGCGTAATCACAGCATCCTTTTCGACAAGCTCCTTTATGCAGTATTCACGCTTGAGATTGTCGAAGTCCGAAGCACATAAATTGGCGGAATATCGGAAGTCCACTAAATCTCCAATGAAACAATATAGCGCGATTCTGTCTTGCTCCTGTATCGGGCTACTCTCTAAAGCTTTTGAAACGAGTTCTGACAGGTTGTCGTACAGAAAGGAGCCTTTTAGATTTTCATTCGTAGACAGCCAATCATCAAGCGCCTGCACTTCGAAATCTGTAAGCTCTGCGTCTGAGATCAGGCCATAGCAAAGGCCTGTGAGGAACTGCGCCTCGGAGGTTTTTTCATCTATGCGCTTTCGTATAGTTGACGGGTGCATATATCCAGTGAGCAAAGTCTTCCTATCGTTATTGCTGATACGCCCTGTACTGATGAACCGGTACTCGATCGAATGGAGCTGGAAGAAGGGTTCAAGGTCATAAAGCGACACTTGCGCGTTACACCAACCAGCTATTTCCGTAAGCTCCTTGTCGGAGATCGCCCCGTCGCAAGATGCACCAGCAATCATGCCCCGAAGCAAATTCAAGGATTTATGCCGCTCAAACGGAAGTGTATAAGCATGAAAGTCATTGCCAAACTTAGGTTGCTTTCCTGCATAAGAAACTTGGGTAGATGTACTATTGTCTTTTTTTACATCGGTTATAATGCCGTCAAGTTTAGGTGTACGTTGCTGTGGCGGCTTTGGAACTGTTCCTTGGCTCTTGATCTGTTTGATTTCGCTTCCGTGGTTCACCGTTTTTTTCTTCTTATTGGATTTCCAAACCAGAAATATGCTTATTAGAACCACAATCACAATCAATGCCATGCTTACACGTCCCTTCCTGTTTTCTCTCCGATGTTATCTTAAAATTCGACAAATATGGTGTTATTCAAGCGTTTTTGAATCCGTCTTTCGCCAAGTACTTCTCGGCAGACAGAAGGCTTTCGGCATAGCCCAACACTTTGCCTTGATCCCGTGCATCCAGCCGGTGAACCGTATTTAGCAGATCCTGATCCTCTTCCGAAACGAAAGGGGATTTTTCTGCATCTCCGGAAAGCCCAAGGAGATAATCAATAGAGCAACCGAAATAGCTTGCCAATTTTTTAAGCGTTTCTCCGTTCGGCAGTGTTCCGGCTGTTTTCCATTTTGTGATGATACCGGAAGAAATGCCGATTTCTTTGGCTAATGGATTCGGCTTAATTCCATGCTCATCGCATAGTTGGCTAAAACGTTCCCAAAACAAAATTATCACTCCCTTTTTGTGCAATGTGCTAAACTTCTTACTAAAATGAGAAAATAGCTTGACAATCTCAAAAAAGTGAGTTAATAATATAACTAAGTTAAGCAATTTCCTTAACTATACCACAAAAAGGGATAAAGCACAAGAAGGGGGTGAACGGAGTGACCATAGGGAAGAACATCCAGGAAGTCCGTGAATCCCAGAATCTAACCCAGGCGGAAACCGCGGAGCGGGTTGGCATCACTCAGGCAGCGCTCTGCCAAATCGAGCGTGGTACACGAAACCCCAGCCTTCAAGTGGCGGCAGGTCTGGCAGCGGTGTTTGGCTGCAAGATCGAGCGGTTTCTGGAGGGGACTTAATGCAAGGCGATATTCAGAAAGAGGGGGTGAGGGGATGCGGAAGAAAGAGAAGGAACTCCTCCGTCAACAGATGGAGCTGTTGGCGAAGGAGTCGGAGCGGATGCTCCCGGAGATTGCTTCAGACCGGTTGTCTGATCAGATGGTGAAGATCAGTAGATCACTCGCCTTTGACGGTCTGATTCGCCTGATCCTGCTGGCGGCACTGGCTGATTTTGTCGTAGGCTTCTTTGTACTTCTTGTAAATGGTTTCGGCATTTAACCCTTTTCCGTCACCATAGCGCTGAACGTACAGATATGCAAGCGCTTCGACTTCGTTTGCAGGGAAATGATCGGACATATTATCACCTCCTTTCGCCCATATTCTACCACGCGGGGCAGGGAGGGACAAGACGATATCAGAAGGAGGTACATAATGGACACGATGATTAAACTGTCGCCGGACGCAATTGCGGCTCTTGAAGCCCTCGGACAGCTCTGGAGACAGATGTCCCCCATGGAACAGGGGTACGTCTGCGGCGAAGTCCACGGACGGCTGAAAGCGCACAAGTCGCAGTCCGAACAGAAGGAGGGAGCATAATGCCCAGAGAAAAGGACGGGTACCGGGATATTCTGGAGCTGCTCAACGAGCGGTACCCGGATCATGATATGCTGCGCATCAAGGAGTGCGGGGCGGTGCTGGGGGTCAGCAAGTATGAGACGGTGATGAACCGGCTGGGCAAGGCTGGCGTCCCCATTGTGGACGCAACGGTCAACAAGGTGTTTCTGGCGCGGTACATGTGCGGCAGCCTGCACCGGTGACCAGCTTGTCCGCAGGCTGCCGCAGGCGCAGAGCCGTCTAGCTGCGCCCGAACTTCCTTCTTGTGTGGGCGTTCCGCTGCGTTCTCTCCTTTTTTGCAGCGGACGTCTGCGGGAGTCTGCGGACTCTAATATATCTCCATAACCGGTCTAAGTGCCTGGCTGCTGGAAAGACAGCCGCCCGCATGAGCGTTATCATGCCCAACCGGCGAAACCACCGGTTATCCTTCCTATCAGCTGGGCGCGGCGGGTCGGCCATGACCGCCGTGCCCAAGAAAGAGGGGATTGCATGAGCAAGCACGAGAGCTTTGAGAGGAATCGGCAGGAAGCTAAGTTCTGCCGGCGCTGCGTCTGGCATTTTTGCCTGAGCTGCGGCCTTGTGGGCTGCGAGTATCACCTGTGCAATGACCACGGGCGAGGACACCCCGGCGGCCCAGGCTGCCCGAAATTCCTCAAAGGAGACCCGGCAATCCGTCAGGGCATGATTGACCCATGTGAGCGCCATGTGCGGATCAAGCTGGGACTGGATCCGCCGCCGAAGCCAAAACCAAAACCCAAGCCCAAGATCGTGGACACAACCGCGCCCAGACCGCACAAGCCGGGCGGGAACTATCCTCCGCGCTGCTATGTGCCGGAGCCGGTCAAGATGTCCAGACAAGGGGCAGATATCGACATGGGCCTGTTCCGGGCGCTGCTGGAGGATCGCGGCGGGTTGTACGGCATGAGCCAGGAAACCGGCATCACAACCGGCTCTATTGCCCGCTGGAAGAAGTCCGGGCGGATCAGCCTGCCCATGGCGGAGCGGCTGGAGCAGATCTATGGCATCAACATCATAAGCCAGGAGTAATCCTGCTGCCTCAGGCTGTGGACCCCGACATACCACGGTCTGACGGAGCAGGGATGCTCCCCAATTTCATAGCCCCGGGGAGCCGGTGAAACCTCCCCGGGGCGCACACATACAAAGGAGTGGACTTAAATGCTGGAGATTACAATCAAAGACACGGAGACTGGGAAGGTGCTGACCCGCACCACAAAATTTGCAGTGATCGCTGTCAACGGAGACGGAGGCGTGCACGCAATGGTCGAGGGTCGCGGAACCACCACGGATATTGCGACAATGGCATTTGCATTGGACGGTACCAGAGATTCTCTGCTCAAAAATTCGGATGGAGCTAAGGCGCTGTATCTGCTGAAAGACATGGTCGGCGGCATCACGCATATCAGCGGGCTTACTGTCGATTGCTTCTCCGATCGGTGACGCCATGGGAGATAAAGCTGGATACTGGGTGGTGATCCCGGCGGACGTGTTTTACGATCCGGAATTGCCACCCCGGGCTATCCTGCTGTACGGCGTGATTAGTAATTTCTGCAACTACTATGGGCGTTGCACCGTTAAAAATGAGACATTCGCAAAGTATTTCCACGTCCAGCCGCGGAGCATTCCGCGGCTGCTGGATCCGCTGTTGCAGCGGGGCCACATCACGGTAGACGTGGGCAATAAAGGCGGGGAAACTATCCGCATTATCACGCTGCGGGCAGCAGGGGAGCGCCATGACAAAAATGTCACCCCCCACCATGACAAAAATGTCACCCAAAATAATAAAAAAGATATAAATAATCCCCCTATAGCCCCCCAGGGGGCAGCGCCAGAGGGAAAGCCCAGGAGCGGGAAACGGAGACCCTGCCAACAGACAGAGCTTTCCCCGGAGCTGGAGAACAGCTTCAAACGGTTTTGGGATGCTTACCCGCCGGAACGGCGGAAGGACAAACAGAAAGCCCGGCAGCGGTGGGGGCAGCTTAATCCGGACGGTGAGCTGGTGGACAAGATCCTCGGCAGCATCCAGACGCTGATGACCACGGACGACTGGCAGCGGGGAGCGATCCCATTGCCCAGCACGTTCCTGAACAATCGCCGTTGGGAGGACGCTGAAGAGGTTACCACGACAAGCGGATCGGGAGGGATGGAGCAATGGTAAACAGCGAGTGGTTGGAAAGTCAGAACGCCGCCATCGGCTGCGTCCTTGTAGATCCCAGCCTTGCGGCGGAACTGCTGAGCAACACCAGCAAGGAGGACTTCTCCGGGGCTGCACTGGCGGCCTATGAGGTGATCTCCAAGATCTTCGCCGGTGGTCAAAACCCGGATCCGGTGCTGGTGGCTGCCAGACTGGGACCGGAATACCGGGACTACCTCAGCCAGCTTGTGGAGCTGACACCATCCACCGCCATGCTGGGGCAGTACATAACCCTCGTCAAGGAGCGCAGCCGGATGGCAAGGCTGCGGGAGCTGCTGTCGGAGGGGGCCAGGGCGGATAACCTCAACGAGATGCAGCAGTCGATCCAAAAGGCCAATGAGCTTTGTGTCCAAAATGGACGTCAGAACGAGAGCAGCATGATGGATTTGACCATGCGATTTTACGACCGTTGCAAGACCGGCGAGCGGTATCTCTTAACCGGGATCCCAGAGCTGGACGGCCGGGTCCATCTCCGCCCCGGCGGCATGAACGTCATTGGAGCGGCCCCCGGAAGAGGCAAAACCGCACTGGCTTTGCAGATTGCATATAACCAGTCGGTGGACTACCGAGTGGGCTACTACACGCTGGAGGCTGACGACGATCAGCTATATGAGCGGCTGCTTGCAGCGTCGTCCGGCGTCAGTATGGACGCCCTGACAAACAAGCAGACCCTCGACAAATTTGACTATAGCCGGATCGCTTCCGCCAGCAAAAAGCTGGCAAATCATAAGCTATGGATTCAGAGCGCTCACGGGTGGACGGTGGATGAAATTTTTCATCACGCCGTCGCACACCGGTATGACGTGATTTTTATCGACTACCTCCAGCTGATCTCTTGCGACGCACGGGACCGGACGCAGGAGGTCGCAAAGATCTCCATGCGGATCCATACGCTGGCCCAGCGCAACAAAATCCTCGTCCACGCTTTGAGCCAGGTCAGCCGTGAATTTAAGGCCGACAAAAAGAGCGAGGAAATCGGGATGTCCGACCTCCGGGAATCCGGTCAGATCGAGCAGGACGCCGACAGCATTATGCTGCTGTATCTCGCCAGCAAAGGGGATTTTAACGGGCATCGCCAGCTTAAGATCGCCAAGAACAAGCAGGGCCGAACCGGTCAGCTGGAGCTGAATTGGTACGGCGCGACGCAGAGGTTCGAGCCGATCCCCACAAAATCGACTCCGCCGGTGCCGAACGTCTACAAACCGCTGCCGGACAGCACCCCCGTGCCGTTTGAGCAGCAAGAAATCAATATGGAAGGGACTAAATGCGACAATGAAGACAAAGGTAATTAGTATTATGAACAGTAAAGGCGGCGTGGGCAAAACCATCACTGCTGCCAACATGGCCCAGATCCTCGCCAGCGAGTACGGCATGCACGTGCTCGCCATTGACCTGGATCCCCAGGCAGACCTGACAGCACTGCTGGGCACGCCCACGCCTATGGGCGACCACTGGGAGCTGGATAATATTGCGGGGGCCTATGACCTGCTGACCGGCGCGGAAGCGTACCCGGAAAACATGATCTACCCTACCCGGTATTCCGGGCTCGATCTGGTGCCCAGTTGCAGCCAGATGCTCGTGCTGGGGCTGACCAGCGCGGACGACTGCACCAAACGGCTCAGCGATTTTATTGCTGCCATCAGCGAGACGGACAGGCCGTACGATTTCGTGGTGATTGACTGCCCGCCTGCATTCAGCGGCCCCTCGGCGGCTGCCATCTATTGCAGCGACGATGTGATTATCCCCATCAAGGTGGATTACTTCGGATATAGGGCCACCCAGTTTATTCTGGAGCAGATCGAGATCATTGCATCGACGTCGGAGCGGGAGGTGCTGCCCTCGGTGCTGGTTACTATGTGGCACAACTCGGAGGCATGCAAGCAGGGACTGGTTGTCCTGGAGGATGCGCTCCCCGAAAACGTCCTGCTCTACCCGGCCATGATCCGCCGGAGCGACAAGGTGGACGAAAGTACCTACTACGGTCAGGCGCTGGGCGAGTACAGCCGGTACAGCAGCGCCGGACGGGATTACCGGGATTTTGTGGCCCAGTTTTTGAGCGTGACCATTGATGGAACGCTGGACAGCACGGGATGGGAGGTGGCTCCAAGTGGCATTTGACATCACAGCTGCCATCCACGGCCCCTCGGAGGCTGCACAGCCCCAGGCGGAGCGGATCCGGCTGATCCCGCTGGACGCCATCAAAGCAAACGACAAAAACTTCTACGAGATCGCCGGGATCCGGAACCTTGCGGAGAGCATCAGCATTGTGGGCCTTCTGGATCCGGTGCGGGTGGTTGCGGCAGAGGATCGCGGCTACCGGCTGGTTTCCGGGCACCGGAGACTGGCAGCGTATCAGCTGCTGCGGGATGAAGCACACGGAATGGAGTTTGACAAAATTCCCTCCATCATTATGTCCAAATTGGACACGCTGGACGAGGAATTTGCCCTGCTGACTGCCAACGCCACCGCCCGTGAACTGAGCTATGCAGACAAGCTCCAGCAGGAGAAGGCTATGCGGGAGACGCTGCTGGCGATGAAAGCCCAGGGACGGAAGCTGCCCAGCGGGCTGAGCCAGTACATTGCCGATTCCATGGGCGTCAGCCGGAACGAGGTCAGCCGGATGCATACCGTCAACGAGAATCTGGTACCGGAAGCCATGGAGAAGGTGGCAGCCGGTGAGCTGAACGCCTCGGAAGCCTATCAGCTGGCGAGACAGTCGGAAGCGGAGCAGAAAGAAACCGTGCGGCAGCTGAGCTTGAATGATAAAGTGTACCAAAAGGACGTAGATGCTGAGTATGAGGCGATCCGGAAGGAAACGGATGGAGTTTTGTCCAAAATGGACGGTGCAGCTCCTATGCTTTGCGGCAGGATCCGCACCGCCGGATGCAAAAAAGAGGCTGTTGCCCTGCTGAAACAGGCATTTCGCTATTATTATTGTAGCTCCCGCGGCGTCGAAGGAATGTCAAATGGTATATCCTTCGGAAGTGCCAGTGATCGGACAATGCCCATCAGCTACTCCCAGGTGTATGACTATCTGGCCCTGCTGGCAATCCGAAAACTGGCGGCAGCGAGAGATGCGGACGCGGAAAGCGTCTGGCAGACCGGGGAGCCGCCGAAGGATGGGTATTACACCTGTAAGGTCGACAACTCATGCAAGTATCGTGTGCTGTACTGGGACGGAGATGCATGGCTGATGCGCAAGGATGGCGCGACGGCCATTCAGGAGCTTGTGGGCGGCTGGATGCCGGTACCGGAGGAATGAGTATGGACAGAGTAAACGACGAACGGCTGATCTGGGCGCTGCGGTGCAGCAGCAGCCCAATGCCGGATGATAGCGAGTGCAAGACGTGCCCCTATTGCGTCACCGAGACATGGCGCGAGGAAGAGATTCGAAGCTGTGACTGTGACAAGATCGGAATGGATGCTGCGGAACGGCTGGAAGAACTGACCGGTGCCACGAAAGGAGCGGGTGATACAAGTGGATGATACGTATATCTGCCCCCTCAGTGGGATCGTCATGCGGGGCAGCTTTTGCAGCCAACGAAAATGTGACCGCTGCGGCTGGAACCCCAAAGTCCACGCGGAACGGGTCGCAAAGGTTCAGAGATATGGGCCTCATGCTTTGCAATACCAACCCACAACAACCAAGCAGGAGGAAAAATAAAATGGAGCCGAAACTTGACGTTAAAGCGATTCTGATCAGCATTGGGGCCCTCGCTGAAATCGCTGGATTTATGCGAGATCAGCTGGTGACGCAGGGTTTTACCCGAGAAGAATCTGTAGCTATCGTGGATCATTACATCTGCGCAACGTGCGCCGGTCAGAAACCATGAAGAAGCTCAAGACGATGAGAGCTGGTCGGCTGGTGCGCAGTGTCGTGTACACTGCGCCCTCCCGGCAGCCGGAGCCACGTTCCCGCGGGCCGAGACGCCAGATCAGCACGGAGGCACAGGCAAGATTTAATCTCTCGAAATCCACGGACAAATTGGAGATGCTGATTGCGCTGAATTTCCCTGGCGGCTTTTGGTGGGTGACACTGACATATGATGATGCCCACCTCCCTGAGGATCGCAAAGCCGCCGGTGCAGTCATGCGGAAGTACATTCGGAAACTGCGCGCTGCATGGAAGCTCAAAGGCAAGCAGCTACTATATATATATTGTACCCAGCAGGTGCAGGACGATGGCAGTCTCCGGCTGCATCATCATATGGTCCTGTCCGCTGCCGACGGCGGTAAGGATGATTTTGACACCATCCGGGCCCTGTGGACATATGGGTCTAATATTTATATAGAGTGGCAGAACGACGATCAGGCTGTGACGGACAAGGCAACCTATATGACCCATGAGCCACGGGATCATGGCAAACCCCGTCCGGGGGAACGAACCTGGACCCCATGCCGGGGACTGAAACGTCCGGAAGTCGAGACCATTGATGTGCCCGATGAGGTGACTCTGGAGGCACCGGCTGGAGCCGTGACCATTGAGCGGGATGGTACACGAAACGAGTGGGGCGAGTTCGCATTCATCAAATACTGGCTGCCCAAACCGGGCCAGTTATACGGGCCGCATTTTAATTCTGGGGGGAGGTAGTAACTTATGAACAACGTAGATAAGAAAGACCCAAGGGAGATTCTGCGGCGTACACTGCACATCGACCAGGAGATCAAAGCTCTCCAGCAGGAACAGGCCCAGCTGGAGGAAAGTCTTAGCTCCCTCCAGAGTTTTGACTACGAGAAACCCATTGTACAGTCCTCCGGCGGAAGGGGCAGCGTGGAGGCACTGGCAATCCAGGTTGCTGACGGCAAGGACAGAATCGCACGGCGCATTGGTCAGCTGATCGCTGCCAAGGACGAAGCCCGGGAACTGATTGCAAAACTACCGGAGGGGGCGGAGCATAACGTGCTGGTGCAGCGGTATATTTTACTGCACAGTTGGGAACAGACAGCGGTGGAGCTGGGCTATAGCTATCGTCATGTGACTCGGCTCCACGGGGAGGCACTGCGGCAGCTGCGGGAAATCATGTCCTTGAATGTCCTATAGTCTCTGTGTTATCCTGTATCCTGGAAAAGGTGAAAAGAATGAACAATCCAAGATATGCAAACGGCGCATTGCGGCGGAAGTATCGGGCGCGGCTCAAGGCCCTGGGCGGTGAGTGCGGGATCTGCCATGGAAAACTTGGGCCGATCCACTACGACGAGCCGTCTGATGCAAAGCATCCGCTGAGCTTTGTGGTGGATGAGATTCGTCCGGTCTCCAGATGGCGTGAGTTTGGTTATTCATCCCCCCGCGCCGCCGCCGAAGACTGGAGCAATCTGCAAGCTGCGCATTACGTTTGCAACCAACAAAAAGGTGCAAGGACAGGCGACGTGTTTGCTAAGCCAAAACGTTTGCCCAGAGTGTCCGACGGCGAGTGGTAGGGGGAGGGCCCCGGCCCCGCGCTGAGGCGCTCCCATCGCCGTCCAGCGCCGATTTACCCCCGAGGGATAGACCCAGGAGGGGGTGGTCAATCCGGGGGAAGGAGGATGCCGAATGGCAGAAAATACATCTATCCGCGCACGCGCGGAGATTTCCAAGCGCTGTAAAAAAGCAGTGCGAAAAATGACCCGTTTTTACCGGGAAACAGGTGTGGACGCTGAGAAAATTGACGCGCTCACGCCCCTTTTTGATAACATTTGCTGGATGCAAATCAAACTGGAAGACGCCCGAGAAGAGATCGGCGAGGCGGGTTTGCTGACCGAGTACGACAACGGCGGCGGCCAGTCCGGCGTCCGCCAGAATCCGGCATTTAAGGCCTATGAAGCCCTGTGGAAATCGTACTGCACCGGGCTTGGAATCCTCCTGCCACAGCTGCCGGACGCCGCTAAAGACAGCGCGACAGCTGCGGCCCGAAATGCTGCCCCGGAAACTGCCCTGGCTCTTGTGCTTGGCAAGCGGAAGGATGCGTGACGATGGCGGATCGCATTGGATCACAGACGCCGAGGATTCAGGTGGAGCCGGAGCGGGTACGATCTGACGGCGAGGATGCTGCAATCCTGATGGCGGCGTATGGCAACAGTCTGGACCCTTGGCAGCGGAGTGTGGTAGATTGCTGGCTCGGGCGCGATGCGTCCGGCGCTTACAGCGTTACCTCTGCGGGTCTGGCGCTGCCGCGGCAGAATGGGAAAAACGTCTGCCTGGAGGCCCGGGAGTTTTTCGGGCTGGTGGTCAGCGGTGAAAAGATCCTCCACACGGCGCATCAGGTCAGGACGGCGAAAAAGGGATTTAACCGGCTGGCGCGGATGTTTACCGACAAGCGCCATCCGGAGATTGCCGCGCTGGTCAAAAATATCCGCCGGACGAACGGAGAGGAAGCGATCGAGCTGGTCAACGGCGGCTCGATCGAGTTTTCCGCGCGATCACGGCAGGCTGTCCGTGGCTTTGATGGGGTCAGCCTGGTTGTGTACGATGAGGCCCAGGAGCTGACGGACGATCAGGTGGAGGCTATTATGGCCACACTGGCAGCCTCGGCCACCGGCACCAGACAGATCATCTATACCGGGACACCTCCATATCCGGGGTGCCCCGGTACTGTTTTCCGCAGGCGACGCACGGCCTGCCTCCAGACCCCCGGCGCGCATGATGCATGGCATGAGTGGAGTGCGGACGGAGACGACGCGGAAAAGATCAGCGTTGACGATCGGGACCTGTGGTACCAGACCAATCCGGCGCTGGGCATCCATCTCACCGAGGATTTTACCGCCGAGGAGCTGCGGAGCATGAGCCGGGACGGCTTTGCCCGGGAGCGGCTTGGCTGGTGGAGCCCGGTGCTGACGGAGCAGGAGGACTTCGCCTTGAACAAGGCCGCCTGGGAGCGATGCGCGTCGGAGGAGCGGAAGCCGGAGGGCAAGACCGCCTACGGCGTGAAGTTTGCCGCTGACGGCTCGGCTGTGTGCCTGTGCGGCGCTGTAATCCCCCAGGAGGGACCGGCGCGGATCTCGCTGATTGATATGCAGCCCTGCGGCCGGGGCATCCGGTGGCTGGCGGATTGGCTGAATGCCCGGTATGACCGCGCCAGCTGCGTGGTGATTGACGGGCGCAACGGCGTGGACGTGCTGGTGGATCGGATCTCCGATACCTGGCGGGCGAAGGATGCTGTTGTCCGCGCCAATACCAAAAATGTGATTGCGGCGGTGTCCGTGCTGACTGATGCCGTCAACGATGGCACCCTCAGCTGGTACAAGCCCCAGGCGGCGCTGAATGATAGCGCCGTTACCGCAACCAAGCGGGCCTTCGGCGGCGGGTACGGCTTCGGCGGCGACAACAGCCTGCCGATTGAGGCATGTGCCCTGGCGCTGTGGGGAGCAAAGACCAGTAAGAGAGACCCCAACCGCAAGATGCGGATCGGGTAAGAAGGTGAAGATATGACAAGTTTGAACTTTGGACGTGTCCAGGGGCTGAATGACGCGGAACAGCAGCAGCTGGTGGAGCTTGCCGACGTGTATAACTACCATCAGAGTAAAAATGCCACCAAAGACAAGTACTATGAGGGGCAGGTCACCCTGCGGGACGTCAACATCGGCATTGCGCTCCCGGACGGGCTGGGACGGCTGGCGGTCGGGTGTAACTGGGGCCAGACCGCCGTGGATGTGCTGGCTGCCCGGTCCATGTTTGACGGCTTTGTGGGCGCGAACGGCAATGACACCACGGCGCTGACTGAGATCATCGAGAAAAACCGTATGGTAGCAGAGTACCAAAAGGCGTGCCGAGATGAGCTGAAATACGGCTGTGTCTTTGCTACGCTGTCGCCGGATGATGAGCTGGGGTGCAAGATCCGCTGGCACAGTCCCGCCACCGCATCGGCGCTGTGGGACGGCGACAAAGGGCGCATATCCTGCGGTCTGGCAATCATCGACACCGCGAAGGACGAAAAATATAAGGACAGCTGGACGCCGTCCCTGGTGAATCTCTACACCGACAAAGCCATTATCGTGCTCAGCCGCACGCCGAGTGGGTGGAACGTAAAAACACGGCTGGCGCACAGCATCGGCAGACCGATCATGGAGCCGTTGGTATGGAATGCTACCAACGGGAAACCCTTTGGACGCTCCCGGCTGAAATACCCCATCCGGACGCTGATCGACGACTATATCCGGGTACTTGCCAACGCCACCATTGCACTGGAGTTTGATACCACGCCGCAGAAGTACCTTTTGGGTGTTACGGATGAGCAGTATGACGTGATTATGTCGGACAAGTTTCGGCAGTACATGGGCAGCCTGATCGCCGCGACGCAGAACCCGGAGACCGGGCAAAATCCGACCTTCGGCCAGCTCGCCCAGGGCAGTCTCAGCCCCCATGTGGACAAGCTCCGGATGGTGGCGACGCAGTTTTCTGCTGCCACCGGGCTGACCGTGACGGATGTGGGCATTATCAACGACGCCAACCCCACCAGCTCGGACGCAATCCTCGCTCAAAGCCAGACGCTGGTGCTGATGGCCCAGCAGCTGAACTCCGGCAATGGGGACAGCCTTAAGACCATTGCACTGATGGCGCAGGCGGTTGCCCGGAATTGCAGTCTGGATGCGCTGGAGGACGCTGAGCAGGACATCGTGGCGCATTTCAAAAATCCAGCTATGCCCAGCGTGGCCGTGACCGCGGATGCCGCTATCAAAATCGCTTCCGCGAGGCAGGAATTCGCGTCTACCGACACTTTTCTCGAGATGATCGGGTTTGACCAGGCGGACATCCGGAGGATCCGCGCCCAGGAACAGCGGGTCAGGGGGCAGAAGGTGCTGACGGAGCTGAACAACGAGGACGTTGACGATGGCAATCATAGCAGTTGACTTTGATGGGACACTCCAGCTGCAAGACGGCAGCGCAAACCATAGGCTATTTCGGCATCTGGCACTGCGCCAGCGCTCCGGTGATATTATCATTCTGTGGACTTGCCGAGCCGGAAAACGGCTGAGCGATGCAATCGTGTTTTGCGTGTCCAATGGTCTGCGTCCGAACCTCGTGAACGAAAACGCTCCCGCGGCAATTAAAATGCTGGGGTATAACCCGCGCAAAATCTATGCGGATGTGTACCTGGATGATAAGGGGGTAGGAGTCCATGACAATCTCGGAGCGGGACTGGAGTAATTACGTCCAGCGGCTGTCCAAATTGGACAAACGCGCCGGGGACGCCATGGCACAGTATATTGCCAAGTACGGAACGGAGGACACCGAGGGCCTGATCGTCTACGCCAATGCCCTGGTGACCAAATACGGCGAAGGTAGCGCGGAACTGGCAGCCCAGATGTACGATGAGCTGGCAGCGGCGGAGGGCGTGACCGTCAGCCCGGCAGAGCCTGCCCAGCCGCCCAGTATGGCAGAGGTGGCAAAGGCCATTTACAGCACACTTAGCAGTCCACCGCAGATCTCCGGCACCACCAGCCGCCTGGTGAAGCAGGCCGGTGCGGACACCATCCTGAAAAACGCGCTGCGGGACGGGGCGGAATTCGCCTGGATCCCCGGCGGCCTGGGATGTGCCTTTTGCCTGACCCTGGCAAGTCGGGGCTGGCAGCGGGCCAGCAAAAAGGCCATTAAAAACGGCCACGCCCAGCACATTCACGCCCACTGCAAGTGCAACTATGCGATCCGATTTTCGTCTCGAACGAATGTGGCCGGGTATGATCCGGACAAGTACCTCCGGATGTACGAAAACGCTGAGGGCAGCACACCCAGCGAGAAAATCAACTCCATGCGCCGGGCGCAGCGGGAGGAGAACAAGGAGCTGGTGAACGCCCAACAGCGGGAAGCCTATCACGCCAGAAAGGCCCTGGAAGCCAGCGGCGCGAAGACGATTACGCTTCGGGCTACGCGCGGAAGCGTTACGGCTGAGTACATAAAGGCCGCGAAGCCTGGAAGTGGATCCATCGTTTTGGGAGATGGATATCAAGAAGGCACCCACCCGGAGGAAGTCAAGATTGCACAGTGGCTGCATGATAACCTGGGTGGAGACGTCACGCTGCTGCGGGAAGCCAACGAAGATAAGGTAAAAACGCCGGATTACCTGTGGAATGAAAAACTATGGGACCTCAAAACCATCTCCAGCGAAAAGGCTGCGAACTCCGCTGTGCGCCATGGATTCGCGCAAATTCAAGCGAACCCCGGAGGCATTATCCTCGATCTTGGAGACCTGGAATTCTCCGAGGAAAAGCTCTGGTCTGTGGTGGATAAACGAATGGGATGGTACGAAACGAACGGGAACGTAGATATCCTTGTGCTGAGCAAGGGGAAACTGGCATCCGTGAGAAGATATTAAAAAAGCGAACCGCCCCCCCGCCAAATTAGCAGAGGTTCGATTCGCTTCGCTGTCCCCTTCGGGGGATCAAGTTCAGTATAAGGCATTTCTGCAAATCTGTCAACCCCACCTGAGAAAGGAAAAACAAATGAAAGATTCAGATGGCGGCAGCGGCGTGCGCATTGGCTTTTGCGGGCTGCTGACGCTTGTTTTTATCGTGCTGAAACTCACCGGCGTTATCAGCTGGTCTTGGATTTGGACGCTGGCACCTGTGTGGGCTTCGGCTTTGGTTTGGATTGGAATTGTTGTGGTGATCGTGCTAATCGAACGCAGGAGCTGAACAATCTATACAACTTCATATGCAATAGGCAGCACCGGATTCCGGTGCTGCCTATTTTGTATAAATTACGCCACGGCGGCATAAGCCGGAAAGGAGACTATTATGGAAAAAGAAACTGTGAAGCAGGAAATCACAAGCGGCGGCACTGGGGCCGGAACCCAGGAGCGTACTTTCACCCAGTCGGAACTGAACGCCATCGTTACGGATCGGCTGAGCCGGGAGCGGGAGCAGTACGCAGATTATGCAGCCCTCAAGGAGAAGGCTGCGAAGTATGACGCTGCTCAGGAGGCAGACAAAACCGACCTCCAGAAGGCCACGGAGAAAGTTGCAGCGCTTCAGGCACAGGTGGATGCATACACCAAGGCCGACAACCTCCGGAGCATCCGGGAGAAGGTCAGTAAGGAAACCGGCGTGCCGGCAAGCCTGCTGTATGGAGAGGATGAGGACAGCTGCAAGGCTCAGGCCCAGGCGATCCTGGACTATGCCAAGCCGGTCAGCGGCGGAACCGTAATCCGGGATGGCGGCGACCCTCAGGCCAAGCCGACCGGCAGCACACGAGACCAGTTTGCGGATTGGTTTAATCAGGCAACGAAATGAAAGTGAGGAATTAAGCTATGGCAATCGATTTGAACAGAACCAGCTCCATCTCCCTGCCCACGGCGGTGGCATCGGAGATCTTGCAGAAAACCCAGGAGGATTCCGCCGTCATGTCTCTGGCGCGTCAGATTACGCTGCCGGGCCTGGGTGTGACCATCCCCGTTATTACCGGCGACCCCGAAGCGGCGTGGGTGGGGGAGACCGACAAGAAGCCCGTAAAGCGCGGCAGCCTTGCAACCAAGGTGATTACCCCGTACACGCTGGCGGTCATTGTGCCGTTCTCCAACCAGTTCAAGCGGGATGTCCCTGCGCTGTATGACGCGCTGGTGCAGCGGCTTCCCAAAGCACTGGGCAAGGCATTTGACAGCACCGTTTTCGGCAACACTGCTGTGCCCGGTTCCAACTTCGATACCCTCAAGAACTGCACTGCCCAGGAGATCGGCACCAACACCTACAATGGTCTGGTGGCTGCGGATGCGGACATTGCGGATCATGACGGTATCCTGAACGGCTGGGTTCTCTCGCCCAAGGGTAAGAGCCTGCTGCTGACCGCTACCGACAACAACAAGCGCCCGCTGTTTATTAACAGTGTGGCGGAAGGCGCTGTCCCCATGATTCTGGGTGCACCGGCGAAGCAGAGTAAGGGCGCGTATATTGCCCCGGTAGCAGCCAGTGACGGCCCTCCCAAGGTCGAGGCTGTGCCTGCCACCGTTGGCTATGCCGGTGACTGGACCCAGGCGGTTTATGGCACCGTAGAGGGTGTACAGGTGGCAATCTCCGATCAGGCCACCCTGACCGACGGCAGTACCACCATTAACCTGTTCCAGCAGAACATGTTTGCCGTGCGCGCTGAGATCGAGGTCGGCTTCCGCTGCGACACCAGCGTGTTTAACCGGCTGACTAAGGCGTGAGGTGAACGATATGACCAAGTTGATTAACGCCATGACTGGCACGGAGATGTGGGTCGATGATAGCCGGGTGGAGGAATACCTGAAGTTGGGGCACAAGCACCCCGGAAAGACGGCGAAGGCAGGAAAAGCCAAGCCCAGCAAACAGGCAGACGCATCGGAAGACGCACAGCCCCAGGAAGATGCACAGCCCCAGGAGGTCGCACAGCCTCAGGAAACCGCTGCGCCGGAAAGCGAAGTGGGCGAATGAGATGGCATCTGATCTGACATACGCCACCGCCTACGACGTCGAGGACGGATTCCGCGTCCTGACGTCGGAGGAGCAGACCCGCGCTGAGGCACTGCTCCAGGAGGCCGCGATCATCATTGACGCCTACAACCAGGCCGCCAGTGCAGATGCAAAACGCTTGGTGTCCTGCCGGATGGTCCGGCGGCAGCTGGGCGCAGGAGACGGCGGCGATATCCAATTCCCGATGGGTTCCACCCAGGGCAGCATGAGCGCCATGGGCTACAGCCAGAGCTGGACCATGGGCAGCGGCGCGGTGGGCGAGCTGTATTTGTCCAAATTGGACAAAAAACTTCTGGGAGTGGGCAACCGGATCGGGGCCCACTCCCCGCTGGAGGGTATGACCGATGCGGGGGATTGATATCATCCGATACAACAAAACCCAGACCGGCGTGGACGGCTTCGGGGCCCCGATTTATTCGGAGGCCCCTGAGGTCATCCATAATGTCCTGATCGGCGAGCCAACCACTGAGGACATCGTCAACGATCTCCAGTTGTACGGCCATCGACTTGCCTACACCCTGGCGCTGCCCAAGGGCGACAGCCACGACTGGGATAATGTCACGGTGAAGTTCTTCGGCCAGAAATTCCGGACGTATGGCGCGGTAACGGAGGGGATTGAAGCGATGATTCCGCTGCGATGGAACCGAAAGGTCAAGGTGGAACGGTATGAGTAAGCTCGAAATTCAGCTGGACAGCGCCGGAATCCAGACTTTACTGAAATCTCAGGAAATCGTGGATGTGCTCCAATCTCAGGCAGACAACATCCGCGCTCAACTGGGCGACCAGTACCAGACCAGTCAGCATATCGGCAAAACCCGCGCCAATGTGTCCGTGTGCACCGAGGATCCGGATGCGCTCCAGGACAACGCCAATAATAACACCATGCTCAAGGCCATGGGCGTCAAGGTGCCGTCTAGCAGCGCCAGCGCACCGAGAACCGGAAAAAAGTCGAAGGATACTGGCGCAAGGGTAAAAACGGGAAGAAGATCTGGGTGAACGCATATCAGCGGAGGAAATAATCATGATTATCGAAAAAGTGATCCGCGACTATCTCTCCACCCAGCTGGACTGCCCGGTGTATGCAGACATGCCGGAAACCCTGCCGGAACGCTGCGTGCTGGTGGAGAAAACCGGCTCCGGGCGTGAGAACTACATCCGCAGCGCTATGATTGCGCTGCAAAGCTATGGGAAAAGCCTGTATGAGGCCGCCGAGCTCAACGAGAAAGTGAAGGACGCTATGGACAACGCGATCCAGCTGGACTGCATCTGCGCCAGCAGCCTCAACAGCGATTACCCGTATAACGACGACAGCATCAAACGGCACCGCTATCAGGCGGTGTACGATATTGTGCATTACTAATGGAGGTGCAATACGATGGCAGACGCCACCAACAATTCCGCAAATGTAAGCGTCGGCAAGCCTAAGGTGGGCGGCGCAATTTACCGCGCTCCGGCTGGGACGGCTATCCCCACCGATGCAAAATCTGCCCTGGCTGAGACATTCTTGCCGGTGGGCTATATCTCCGAGGACGGCGTGGTCAATTCCAACTCCCCGTCTTCCGACAGCGTCAAGGCGTGGGGCGGAGATACTGTTCTGAATTATCAGACGGAAAAGCCGGATACGTTTAAGTTCACAATGCTCGAGAGCCTCAGAGACACCGTGCTCAAGGCGGTATACGGAGACAGTAATGTATCCGGGTCTCTCACTGCCGGCATGACCGTCAAGGCCAACAGCACCGAGCAGGTGCGCTGCGTATGGGTCATTGATATGATCCTTCAGGGCAACAACCTCAAGCGCATCGTGATCCCTGCAGGCAAGGTCACGGAAGTAGGCGACATTACCTACGCCGACGGCCAGCCCATCGGATATGAGGTCACCATCAGCGCTGAGCCTGACGCCAGTGGCAACACTCATTATGAGCACCTGATCACCTCTACGGCCAGCGAGGCCCAGCCCAATGCCGAGGGCCCGCAGAAGGCCGCAGTGGTCGCCGACGCTGAGAACCAGCAGGAGGCAACAGTATGATCGAGGGAAAGACCAAGAGCGGATTTGCGTATCAGCTGTCCGACGACGCCATGAACAACATGGAGCTGGTGGACGCCATGGCAGAGCTGGACGACGGCGGCCACCCTTTTGCCTTGAGCCGGGTGTGTCTGCTGCTGTTGGGCAAGGACCAGCGGAAGCGGCTGTATGATCACATCCGCACTGAGGACGGCAGAGTGCCGCCCCAGGCGATGGGCGAAGAAATTGCGGACATCATCCGCGGCTTCGGCGAGCAGGGAAAAAACTCTGCACCCTCGCCGGTATGATTGCCACCGACCGGGCCGCGCTGATCTGTGACCTGGCCGAGACCTACGGAATCTATGATATGCGAGCACTGCCGGTTTCCACCCTGGCGGTGCTCGCTGCCGGTTTGAGGGACAACAGCCGCATCAAAATCAAAATGTCCGGAGTAAAGACCGACCGGGAAACCCTGCTGCTGGCAATGGCAGTGGACAACCTGCGGTTTCTTTCCTGGACGAAGACCAAAGCAGCGCAGAGCGGCAATGACCGCCCGAAGTCCATCGCGCAGGCGCTGCTGGGTCAGGTGGAAGAAAAGCCCCGAAACGTTGCATACGGGAGCGGGGAGGAATTCGACGCCGCATGGAAGCGGCTGGCCGGAGG